TATGACGGTAAAGTCACTAGCAAATACACCATCTTCAATTCTATACGCTTTGTGCTTTGAATCGGAAGTAAGTGTGATATTATATCCGTTCATGTCACCCTTCGCAGTTCCTGTCATTGTTGATGCTGCGGTTACTTCCGCGCCATCCTCATAACCTACCACCCAATAATTATCGTTGTTATCTAATACAATAACAAACAAACGATTTTGAGCGATTAACTCCAATTGCTTTCTTCGTGGTGCGCTTAATTTGTGGAATGATGCGGTAACAGTTTGTGTATAGAAAATCGTTCCATTCTCAACGCTTGATGCCACTTCTTCGGTGAAGCTACCTGTTGATTTTGGCAAAACAAATTCGTACAAATCTTCAGTGCTTGAACAATTTGTAACTAATTCAGTTGGGCCATCAATGGTTAATGTACCAGCGAACAAACTTTGAGCATTCAAATATATTTTTTTGATTCCACCAATGCCATCCTTGCACTGTAAACCAAATCCTGCGGTGATTGTACACATTTTTTTGTATTTTTTATTTAATAAAATGGGGAGCAGTCGTAACCACTCCCCTTTCATATGTGGTTAATTAATTAGGTGTTAGAACCGAAAACAACATCTTGGTAAACTCCAACTTGAACTCCAACGCGGAATCTCATTGCCATACGTACGTTGTCAGATGCATCGGTTAAAGTCATATCAACTACTCTTACTTCAGCGAAATCAGAGTTAGCATCAACACCAACAAATAAGTTTGAAGGTTGTGCAGCAATAACAGTTCCATTGCTCATACCTGGACAAACATAAATGTCGTAACCATTGAACTGCAAGTTGAAGTCATCAGATGCAGAAAACATTTGCAAATAACCTTGAGCAGCAACCGCCTGACGATAGAACTGAGCAGTAGCACGGTTCATATACAATTTCGTTTCAGTTGAACCAATCAAAGCAACTGGTAAGTTATTAATTACTTGATTCAAGTTAGCAATTACAGTACCTACTGCCATAGCACCTGCAGTCCAAGTAAAATTAGCGTATGTACCAGCTGTAGCATTGATTTTCTTTTCGAATCCATCAAATGCAGGATAGGTTGAACCAGCAGTAACGTTACCTTGCCAAATTGTGTACTCAATGTTCTCAGCAACTTTAGCAGCAGCATAACCGATTAAGAAATCAGAGAAGTTCGCAGGAACAACATCATTGATAAATCCACGACCTGTTGCGGCTGCTTCCCAATCACGTGCAAATTCAGCTTTGCAAAGTTCCAAGTTAACTTTCAAATCTTTAACTTCCAAAATAGATTCGTCCAATTGCAAATCTCCAGCTTGAGAGAAATCGCAAGAAGCAGCTTGAACCAAAGAAGCATTGTTTGACAACTTCTTTAATACAGCTTTGTATTTTACACCCTCTTTTAGAGTAACGTATCCTTTAGCTAAAGTGTCACCAGACAAGATAGCTGCGTTGATGTACGGTAACGCCAATTCACCTGCATAGGTTGAACTGTTGATTGATAATGAATCAGCCATTTTTCTTTTTTATTTTTTATTGTATTTATTTATTATCGCGAAGATTCTGTTTTTAGAATCCATTTTGGCCAAGTTGATTGGCTCTGATTTTGCAAATGTGTTTACCTTTTTCACGCTTTCAGTTGCTGGTTGTTTGCTCATCTTTTCTACTTGCGCAGATAGTTCAGTTTTTTCAGCGGTCAAGGAATTTATACGGCTTTCGAATTGCTCAATCAACGCATTAATGGTAGCTTCAAATTCTTCTTTACTCACTCCATCAAATGCAGCTTGTTCTTCTTTGGTTGGTTCTTCGGATTCCATCTCGGGTTCCATGATTTCAGTTACAACACCACCAACGGTGACGATGTATTTACCTTCAGCGGTTTCATGCTTACCATCAGGCGCAGGAACATCATTACCTTCGGCATCCTTTACAAATAATGGACTACCAACTGCGATCATTTCATCGGGTGAACTTACTTCCGTTCCATCCTTTAGAATCGCAACGGACATCTTTACAGGAGCAGCACTTTCAATCTCGCCTTCTGCACTTAGCTTAATGCCAAATGACTTCAAACGATCTGCGTACTTACTCACGATTTCATTTACTTTATTCATTGTTAAAAATATTTTCTCAACTATATGTAGCATTCCACCTACTTTTGTTTTGTAGTTAGTTTTTGTTTTTGTTTTGTTTAGTTTTCTTTGTACGAAAAACCCCCTAAACGTAGGGGGCTTTTTGTTTGTCGGGTAAATACGACCTCACGAATTTAACTCGGTGGTCAGTTCTCTCATTATCTTTTCAATCTCTTGTTCGGCAAGATATTCATCGCTTAATTCGGTAAAGAATCCTTCTAATGAAAACCCTTTTACATCACCTTGTTTAATCGATTGCCAAACCTCATCGTTATCTACTTTCATTCCAATGCACCATGTGCCATCAGGAAAATTAAATCCAAAGTTTTGGCTCTTATCATGCTCACCTTCCTTTATCCAACTCTCAACAACCGTACAACCTGTAATAGGTATCTCATGTTGAAGATTTGAGTTGTGGTGCATATTTCTTTTTAGGTATTCTTGCGCTATTTTATTAATCGTTTCTGCGCTGTATTTAGCATAGTATTCACCGCCTAAAGAATCAACGCGGTAAATCAATTGTTCTGGAATCATAACCGCACCATAAAGCATTCTTCGCTCTCCTTCATCAACTGCCGCATGGTTCATTTTCTTTGCAGATTTCAACGCAACAAAATCAATTTCAATCGCTGGTTTATCCACCAATGAAATACAATTCACACCAAGATAACCGCTGTCATCTATCGTGTATTCAATTACTTTTACTTCGTTCATTTTATTTAATTATTCGTGATTGGTCTTTAATTTTTTGCTCTGCTTCTTGAGCTGTACTTACGTTTGTCGCAAGGACATAAGTTTGTAGCGGTTGTGGCTGATTTGTTTGCCCATTGATAAAAGAAAGGTCTAACGCGGGTGCGTTTGTTGAACCTCCACCCATTCCACCGCCACCGCCTCCACCACCATTTGATGAAGGAGTTGTTGGAGTAAATTTACTACTATCAAAAGTTGTCTTTTGAATTTTGACAATGTTAGCGATTGCAGTTACCGCAGCCGTTGCGGCAGCTACATATCTTGCTGGACCTACTAATGTTGGATCAGCTAAAACAGACATCACACTTTGAGTTCCATTAATTGCTGCCTGTGCTAATTGTAATTTTTTATTGATCTCAAAAGATTTCTTTGCATTCTTTAAAGTGTTCGCAGGAAAAGAATCGTTTAATGTTATCAATGCGCCAATGGCATTACTCGCCATTTGCAATTTCTTTTCAGCGGTTATTTGTTCTAACTCAATTGCTTTATCAGCGGCATTTTTATCGGCATCTTCTTCGGATTTCCTGTACTTATTATTGACTTCAGTTTGCTTATCTTTTAATTCTTGTTCTAATGCAAGAAAATCTAAACCATATTTTTTAGCAAGTTCAATTTTAGTAAAATATTCATCTTGTAAATTTTGGAGTTCGGTAGCTTGTGCGCCTTGTTTTATGTTTTGAATTTCTTGCGCCAACGCTTCTTCTTCATCCGCTGCTTCACGTTTAATGTTATCGAGTAATTGTTGTTGCTTTACAGCTTTATCGTATTCTTCTTTTCTCTCTCTCTCTTTTTCTTGTTTATCTTTTTCAGCATCTGCTTTATTTTTTTCTCTTTTTGCTTTTGCTTTATCTTCTTCAATTTGGTCGTACTTATCATTTATTGCATCGCGCTTTTGTCGAGCTACTTCACCTATCTCATTTTGCAAATCTGCGTTACCTCTCGCTAACCACAATTGATCATCGTACCACTTTTGTATATCTCTCAACTCTCTCTCGCGTTCATTCATGCGGCCACGCAACAAATCCTCACGCAGTTTCTCAACCGCTTCATTTGCCTTCTGCAAATCGGCCAACATTTCCTCATTCCTTTTCTTCGCTGCCTCTGCTCTTTCAGATGCTTCCGTATCAATTAAGCCTGTCCAATTGAGGAAGTCAGTAATTCCATCAATAACAAAATCTATTTGATCTTTGATGAATCCAAACACCTTTCCCACCAATCCACCTGCATTGACTAATTTTTCGAAGTTCAAAATGATGGCAGCGATAACAGATGCGATTAAGAAAATCGGATTCATCAACAATGTCTTACCCAAGTCGAACATTGTGCCGCCAAAACTTTTCGCTCCTTTGGATAAATCTCCGAATTTAAAATCCTTCATCGCATTGGTCATTCCCCTCACGCCAGTTAATGCGTTTTCAAAGTCGAGTGATAGTATCGAACTACCAATCATGCTGAATGAATTGTTCAACCTTTCCAATGGCGCACCACTTACCGTGTTTACTGATTTACCCAAATCATCCATTTGGTCTTTCAGTTCACCAAGCCTTCGCTGTACTCGGTCAAATTCGGCAGTACCTTCTGGAAGTGTTGCTAATTCCTCGCGCAGTTTACGCATCTGCGTGCGCATCGATTCGACCTTCGGTGTGCCTTGTATATCTACTTCAATTACTACTTCTTGTTTTGCCATTATATCAAATTAAAAATGTACATAGTTCCCAATATCATTGTAGCAATAACGCTCAAATTAATAAGCATCGTTAGCCAATTTGGCATATTGTTTTTATTGTTTGGAAGATTACTACCATGTCCTAATTCAATTAATTGTTGGACATTCTTAAACGTGATTTGTGGACTATTCATAGTGATATTGTGTGAAGGTTGTTAATGCGGTTAACTTGACATTGTTTTCGGGATAGGTTGAACTGCCTACTAATTTGACGCGTGGGTAAAATGTTTCTCCGCTTATTACGACATCCCAAACGAGATAGCCAGTGAAGTTATTGAATGTTTCATCGATAGTCGTTGCGTTGATGAATAGAACGGTTGTTGATCTGTTGATGATGTGCAAATTGTATTCACCTGTAATCGTGCCATCTGCGCCAGTGTTTTGCATTCCACTTAATAAAATCTTCAATACCCAAATGGTATTCGTTGGGATATTGTAGCTTGTTGCACCTTCAATAAGCAAATCAATGTAAGTTGTGTTATTGGTGAAATTGCCAATGCCGTACAAATGAACGATGCCACTTTGTATTTCACCACGATAACTGCCATTACCGCCAATAGTCATTCCTTTGTTGATGACATTCGCATTACTACCGAGAACGGTAACTGCGCCTAAATCGGGTGCTACATAATTGTTTTCGCCAACAATTAAACTATTGTCATTATTATCATTTAGATTATTATTTATTCCACCAACAATCGAACGGCTATTGGTTGGGAAAACTAAATTGTTTGGGATTTGTAATAATTTAGTGGTGTCAACATTTACATCTTTTACAAGTTCTTTGATGTCGCTTGTTGTTGATTTTCTTCCACCGCCATCTTGCCTAACTGGATAACATTTGCCTTGTTCCTCATTCCAATTGTAACCATAAAATTCACAACACGTTTGATTCCCTCCTGTTAATTCACCTTCGGCATCCATGAAAAGAACATAAAAAGTATTTGTAATACTGTCAATTGTCAAATTACATGGAGCAGATGTACTCACAATTTTAATCAATTTAACTTGTACGCTTTCTTGCATACCAACTACATAATCTTTAATTTCTAAAATTCGCCAATACGAATCTTTAATGAAGATTTTGTCGTTGTATCTAAAATTGTAAACATCCGCAAATTCGAGCGCGAAAAACGCTTCCATTATACGAGCATCAGGCGCGTAAATGTTTTCTATGTAATCGTTCCAATATCGTTGGTAAAGCGTTTTGTAAGGAATTGAAGTTACTCGATGTAATGGTGTTTCCTGTCCAAAGTTGTAATCGTTTGAACTTATCGTTGGTGTCACATTTTGATAATGACTAAACATTGGCAAAACAAAATTCGTGTCAATGGTATTGGTGTCATCATCCAATATATGAATCGTCATTGTATCGCTTGTTCGGTACATTATTCGCGGAGTTGGATTAGTGTACTCGTTTTTATCATTAACGAATTTAGCGATTGGATAATTGGTATTTGGAATCAATGCTAATGGTGTGCTTCCAAATTCAACTTCGATTTGTTGATTCTCAACCGCAAAATCATTTTCAGCATCAATCAATTCCAATCTACCATACACGCGATTCCCTTGCGTGTTGTAAAGTTTGTTTAAATAGTCATCTGACTTCTTATATGTCCATGTGTTTATCTGCGCTTGGTAGTCGGTTGTTGGTGTTAACACGATGTCTTTGCTAATGTCTATCTTGTTGCTCCAATCTTTGAAATCCCCACTTTGCAAAAATTCATTTAGTGGTATAAATGACAACAATTTAGAATTGAATTTATCTGGAATAACAACCAAGTTGAACATCTTGAAAATAGCACTCATAAACTCCGTGCATTTCATAACAGGCGCATTGGCTACCCAATCAACTTCATTGCCCAAAATTGGTTTGCTCACGTAATCACAAAAGAACGTTGCTGGTAAGTCATTCGGATAAGTCGTTTGTGAACTTGCATCGCGCAAGGTGAGAGTAACATTTATTGGATTCGGGTTGATGTCAAAAAGTATTGGTCTAACTGTTTCGCCTGCATTCAAATAAACATCACTATCCCAATCCGCACCAATGCCACAATTGATTGATTGGTATTGCGGAAAGGATGTTCCACTCGTCCAATTAATAAACAATGTTCCACTCGTCTGAATAGGTGACAATCGATAATCGCCATTGGTATCTTGAATCAAAAAAGCCAATTGACAACCGCCAATGCCATCCGCGTTTTGCTCGATGTTTATATTCGTTTTGATTTTATACCTACCGCTAAATGGCGCAGTGAATAAATTGTTCACCACATAATTCAATGGATCAGTTACTTCCGTTAAATTTGGAATTTCGTAGTAATAAATCGTGTTGCCGCTTGGTAATAGCAATGAAGTAAAATCACTTCCATCAAATGTGATTCCATCGATACCATTCTCCAAAACGAACTGCGCAGCTTGTGTATTTCCGATTTGCTGAAATCCATTTTCTTCGCTTGTAAATGGTATGTACAACTCGTTCAATTCATTGATTAATGTTGAACTATCTCCACTATTCAATTCAAAACCACTCAATGACATTATCTTTTCAAAGATGTATTTGGTCTTCACCATTGGAGTTAAATTCCCAGCTTTGATAATGTTGGCCTTTGTGGTTGTATAAATGGAAGTACCTTCGGTAACTGAAACATTACCAACCCAATTATCACCTCTATCTGTTAAAGCTAAATCTACATTACCCCCTCCAATCGTTCCGTTTAGAATATCTAATGCACCAAGATAATTGACAATGAAATTGTAATCGTTATTCAATTCAACTCCGATGTAATTTTTAAAATCTGCATCAACAATGTTCTTAAAAAAGTCAATCACATTACCAAAAAACACAATCTCATATTCGCTAATTTTTCCTTGCTGGGTGTAACTCGCTTTCCATTGAATATTTCCCTCCATCACTGGCAACGTGTCAACAGTGATAATCGCATTCAACTTTCGTTTGGGATTGAATGAACTGAATTGAAACGTGTTGTTTTCAATGAATCCAAATATCTTAGAATTG